GGGGCAGCCGATGAGCCGCCATTCGATGCGGTGCAGAGCATCCACCGCGGCGGCATCCATCAGAGTCTTTTCCGGCAGCTTCTGCCCGGCCAGATGCATCATACACCGGCTGTCCGGCGGCAGACCGGTGGCCAGCGTGGCCGTCAAACGCACCGGCAGGCTGCGCCAGTCCAGCACATGGTAAAACTGGGCAAAATCGCAGATAAGCTTGTCTTTCCCCTCATCCGATGCGATCAGGCCGGAGAGGAGGAAGAGTTTTTTCCGGCACGGAAGGATTCCATCAGCTCGCCGAGAGCGTTGCTCAGGGCAACGACCGGCACGCGGCCGTCCTCGGTGCGCAGGTGGTCATAAAGCTTCCTGGTCTGCTCCTTGCCCATCAGCAGGCGGATGGTGCGGCCCAGAGACAGGACGTCGGAGTCCTGCACCGCGGCCAGCGCGTCCAGAAGCTCCACATTGTCCAGCGCTTCTTCGCTGAGTTCGACAGCAAAGCCGTCCTTGGTTTCAGCAGTGATCATGCCTTGACCTCCTTAGCTTCTTTGGCAGCCTGCGTCTCTGCGCCGGCTGCGACGATGTACTCATAGTGGGTGTTGCCATGATCATCCGGTACAGCGGTCAGAGTGGTGTTGTAGCCCACCGCGCCGTTGGAGTAGGTGATGTCGCCCACGGCAGAAACGGCAGCGTCCGGGATGACGATGCGCTTGGCTGCATTGTTTTTCATCACCATGTCGATGACCCAGCAGCAGTCCTGCTGTTCATCGCTGTTGGCCTTGACGGTGATGCCGGTCTCCAGTGTGCCGGTGACGTTCTTGTCGCCATACACCGACTTGAGCACGGCCGGGTTCAGCGCCTCCAGCAGGGTATAGGCGAAGGTGTCCGGCTTCTCGGTCTGCTGGGTCAGCACGGTGTCGCCGCCCCATGCGGTGGTGTTCTCGCTGGAGGGCGAGTTGGAATTGGTCAGGCCGTCGCTGGAGATGTAGCCCAGAGACTCAAAAGCCTTGTCCAGCTCACTCTTGGCGTCGGTGGGCAGAGGCGTACCCAGCGGGGCGCGGTGGACCGCGCCGCCGACCTTGGGCTTTGCGGCGGTGACGTTCTTTGCGTTTGCCATAAGGAAAAGCTCCTTTCAGAAACTCAGTAATGCACCAGCTCGAAAACCGCCTGATAGCGGGGCAGCTTCCGGGTGGTGTCGGGAAAATCGTAGTCGGTGACCAGCTTGCAGCTGACCACCTCGGGCAGGGTGTCGGCATCCAGCATGGCCTGCACGACATGGTGGCTGAGCTGGGCCGCGCTGAACTTGCTCTTTCCGTAGGACTGCACGGCCAGCGTGGCGTGGAAAAGCCCCTCGTCATGGTCGGAGCCGGTCTTGTCCAGTACAACAAAATTGCCGGAGGGCTCCTCCGGCACGGACAGATAGCAGGGAAAACCGCTTTCCCGCAGATAATTGAGGATGATTTCTTCGATCATAGTCACTTCAGCGCTTTCAGGATGGAGTTGGTCTCGGCGTTCTCTTTCCGGGCGGAGAGCGAATCGGCGCTTATCTCAGCCACTGCGCGGGTGTCCGCCGTGTAGTAACTGGCCGTATATCCATCGCCCAGACGGCTTTGCGCCGCAAAAGCGACGGAGGAAAGGCCGTTTTGCATCTCTTTGCTCTTCAGCAGTTTCCGGACACCCTCACGGTTGAGCTCAAAGTGAAAATCATTCATACCGCTCCACCTGTACCTTCTTATCCCAGTCCAGAGGCGTGAGCTGGGTGATGTATTGCTGCACGCCGTTCAGGACGCGCCATCTCTTCCCGAAAAACTCCACAGCGCAGCCCTCCCATTTGTGAGTATCGCCCTTGGGGATGCAAAGCTCACAGACCAGATGACGGCCGGAAAGCTGCAGCTCTGTGGGCGATGCCGCAGAGTCAACAGGCGTAATGAGCACATTTTCGACTATGACGGGGATTTCGGTGTAGATGGGCTCATGGAAAGCATCCTCACCGGTCTTAGTGCGCTCGTAAAGCGTGACCGGGATGCCCTTAATCAGAGCTGCCATACAGCTCGATCACCCCCATCCGCTGGCGGCGCAGCC